ATTTCCGGTGTAAAGTTACCGGAAGGCAGGTTGTTATAACCTGATGCGCTATCAAAAGCCATTGGATTATCCTTCCATTTTTGAGGTTAGGTTAGTTGTTGTAGTCGATTCGCCCTTCAGCCCGTGCCGCATCTAATTCTGCTTCGTTCTTTTCGAACTCCCACGGTTTCATCTTGGCGATTTGTGAAGCTTTCCAAACCCGTTTACCATCTGTCGCATTAGTCTTGACTTCCCTCGCAGGGGTTCTGGTCACTGCTTCTGCTGCAGATGAAGATTTGGTTTTCTTCTGGTTTAGGCCCTTGTCGGCCTTATAAAGGTCTACGACCCGTGCCGCCCATCTAGCATCCGTATTGTTTTTGTAGATGCCGTCTGAGATTGAAGCAGGTTGTTCTTCAAGCCATGAAAGAAAGTCTTTGTTAGCTTTTAAAGTGTCAAAATCAGGTTGAAGTCGCAATAGTTCTTCGTAAGCTTTTTGCTTTTCTAGCTGTTTTTCACGCTCTTTAATAGTTCCCAATTCGTTTCTTAACTCTGAAACTTGTGCTTCAGTTTGCATTGTTGATACGGCTTGCACCATTTCATAGATCTCTGGATGGCGTTCTTTAAACTCTTCCAGTTCTTCTTGTGTGCGTGGTGCAGCAACACCTTGAGGCATACTAACGACTTTTTGTTGAGTAAGCTCTTTGAGAGTGGCAATTTCTTGTTTAAATTCGTTTACCTTCTCATCGTAGTGTCTTTTCAAATCATCATAGCGTTTTTTGTAATCGTGACTTTCGTCCGTTCGTTTATCTTCGACAAAGCTATCTGATTCTTCAGATTGTTGAGTAGCCTCACTAGAGGGGTCAACTTGTTGGTCTTCAGTATCATTATTTTCTTCTTCGTCTTCATAAACTTTATCGCGGTACTCTCCACGATACAAAGTTTTGCTATTTACTGTTCCAAAGGAATCATTTGGTTTGTTGGCACGGTGGCCTCTTACTTTAGTTGCCATTTTTTTACACCTCATATTGCGGGGCCACTTGGCTGTGGGTAGCCGCTTCGGTTACGTCAGGGCCGCTAGGCGGGTAGCTGACTAATTTGCAGGACGAGCAGGTGGAACAGGAACCGGATTTCTTTCTCTGTACCACTCTAAAACATTCTCCGCTCTGTTGTACTCAGGATCTTTTGGGTTATTTATTTTTTCAATAACCCCATCTTGTAGTGCAACAACGGGACTTCTGCTGTCTTCAAAACTTTTTCTAAAAGATTTATAGCGAGGCATTGCACCTAGCCAGTATACTGAGAACAGTACCGCTTTATCATCGACACTTCTTAAATCGGTATACTCTGGATATTTTTCTTCAAACTCTTCGTTCTTTTTTCTGATTGCTAAAGTGTTTACTTCTTCTAGTTCAGAATCAGAAAGTTCGATTGGATCTTTTTCTAAAGCGTCTTCGGCTTTATTTCCCTTTTTGTTAACATAAGGGGTAAACTTTGAAATTATACTTGAGCTAAACCCCATACGTTCTAGGTCACTCACGCTGTGCTGCCCAATGTCAAATCCTAAACCGATTGTAACTCCGCTATTTTTAGAAGGAACGTAGCCTTCGTTTTTATTTCCTTCTGCAACAGTAAGAACACTTCTGTAAGCCTCTTCTTGTTCTGTTAAGGAAGGAAGAGGTGCGCTAGGTTCTTGTGGTTTTTCAACAAAACCTTGCTCTGTTTCTTGGTCAAAAGAAGTAGTAGGTACGTTAGAACGAGGATTTGTAACATCTACATCTCTATCAATACCGAACAACCAATCAAAAAACCCTCCACCCAGTGCAGCGGTAGCAGGGGCTACGGGCTGTTGTCCATTTTCTTCGATGCGTTGTTGAGTTTCACGCTTACCACGATTATTTATTTTCTGAAGGCGGTCAAGACCGATGATCTTAGCAAGGTGAGGAGCGACAACTACTTCTCCACGAGAAATAGCTACATCTATCATGTTAGCACCGTTGCCTTGTTTGTCAGCCGCTAATCCTCTTCGAACGGCTTCTCCGTGTGCATCGAGAAGCATTTTCTTGATGTCTTGCTCTCCCGCAAACTCGACGGCAGCCGCATTGATGACGAATGCTCCTTCCGGAAGTTTGGTTTCGACGTTGTCTGCTACGGTTTCACCTTCGGGTACTTGACTAGGAGGCTGGTCTACAAACCCCGACTGACCTGCCATCTGTCCGGGCATACCACCATTAGCTAAACCAATAGGACCGCCTATAGCACGTCCCTTTCCACCAAAACCTCCGTAGCCGCCATAGTCTTTACTTTCTTTACCCCCGTAGGCATCATTACTAGAACCCTTATTATCCTTATCCGTGTCTTTAGAAGTCGATGGTTGAGAAGTTGTTTGCTCCTCTGCAACGTCTTCTGGTGACATAGCACCATAGTCTTGAGAAACGTCGGTTGTCTCGCTCAGTGTGGTTGTTGATTTCTTTCCTTCCACAGTTGAAGAAATATTATCGTTTAAATTGCCTTTTCCTGACCTAGTTACACTTAAATCACTTAAAAAGTCATCAACACTGTAATCTACGCCATACTTGTCAGCAATACTTTTTGCAGTATTTTTTGCGTTAGTCATAGTTCCGAAAAGCGCACCTTGTCCCGTTGCACTCATCCAAGAGCCATCAGCTTGATAAAATCCGGATTTGTCAGCTACAACTCCGCCTGATTTATCAATACTTTCTCCGTAGGTATCATAAGTTCCGTAATCTTCGTTGTAGACGTCCTGCAATGTTCCGGGAATATAACCCTTGCTAAATGCCTCAAGACTCATTACTTCCTTTTGACTGAGTCCAGAAAGATTTCCTGTGTAAGCAAAGCTGCCGGGGGCGCGACTAATTTGCATCCCGTTTATTTCCATCATTGCACCGCCGCCAAGTGAAGATATTTTAGAAGCGTTACTTGCGTGAAAACTTTGAGCTAAATCAAAAACTGCACCTGTAAAACCACCGGGACGGTAAGTAACCCCGGATCCAAAAACTTTTTGAACTCCTTCACCCATCAGCGCAGTACCTAACATGCCTATCATAGGATTTGAAACTGCTGCAAGTCCGGTACCTACCGCAATTTCAGACTTGGAAGGCGTTTTAAAACCTACTCCTGTTAGTCCTAAGTTTTTTGAAATAAAGTTTTCGGTTAAATCTGGATTAATAGACTTAGCATAGTTTGTTATATTGATATCTTTGGTAGTATACGATTTGACATCAAACTTTGGAATAGTGCCTTTTCCAATAACATTAGTTGTTGACAAGGTAGGTCCGTCTTGACCTGCTTGCACAGGGCTTAAAGCTACTGTAGGAGAAACAGGAGCTTCTTCCTCATCCTCATCTGTATCTATAACATCCGCAGATATGCCCGTACCAAGAGTTTGAGAATAATAATCTACATACTGTTGACGATATTCATCCGGCGTCAGAACATTACCAGACTGCGATAAAGGAGCATATCCCATAGTCTTGTCAAGAAAACTCTCAGCCATTCTTAATTACACCTTCGTAGTTATCCTTCAATTTCAGGAGCGTTTCCAGTAAAGCCAGCTTCCCCTGCACTTGGCGCAGTTCCGACTCCGATTGTGCCATTACCACGCCCCGAATCATCAGTTCCCTGTACTCCTTCAGGTACTCCTCCAGAAGGGGCCATTCCTTGCTGTTCAGGAGAGGGGCCAGCATTTTGGCTTGCGGCTTGTTGAGCATTTTGCATCATCCCTTGTAACATCTGTGAGTAAATTTTTGCTTCGTTAGCGTCGTTAACTAAACTATCCGGATCAATGTCTTGTGCAATGGCAAGCTCCCTCATTAAGTTTGGTATCTTAATAAATGGAGCCAACATGGGGTTAGCTACAGTTTGTAAGAGTGAAGTCAGTCGTTGTGTTCGAACTTCTTTTTGCATCACGGCTGCAACACCGCGAGGTTTAATCTCAAGATCTCCCTCAATGTCAGTTACATTTTCGTTAAACTGCATATTCCACTGGAAATAAGATTCACCCAATGGTTTAAGAAGATAGTCGTCTATATTTTTTATGATGGTTTTCATCGAGAGGCTGGCAGAACCCATTAACATAGATAGTCCTGCAGCAGTTCTACCTGTGCCTGTTACCCCCGTCTGTCCGTGCATGATGGATGGAATTCCTGTTTCTTCGTCGGCTAACTGGCGGCTAATTTGATACATCTGAATGTTTTCAGGAGCCGTGTTAGGAAACTTGAGGCCATTAATTGCTGTACCTGTAACTCCCGACTGGCGTCTGAAGATCTTACCCGGAAAGATATCCATGTTTTGACCCGGTACAAGACTTGCTTCATCGACGTCAAATACAAGATTACCTGCAAGGGCAAGGTTATCAATTGCCATACGAACGTGTCCGTTCATCAGCATTTGGGCATCTTCCATGTTTTCAGCTACACCAACGCCCCAAATTTGATAAGGATTTAACTCAAAAGGAAAAGCTTGGTAAGGAATACGAGCAGGAGTAAACGGATTAAGGACGCACCGAATAACCATGTTGCCACAAATCCACACGTTTACTTGAATTTGGTCAAACTCTGAAAAGTCAGACCCGATGTCTAGTCCTACTTCGTTTGCAAATTTAGCGTCAAGAACACCCCAATATTCAAGAACCTCGTATCTGTTTTCTGAAACGTAAGGTTCAGTTTCATCTTCACGGATAGTGTCTTCGTAGTATTTGTCTTCGTAATTAGGGCCTTTAGCTAAACACTCTTGAATTGCATCTGCATTAAAATGGGGACGCATAATCAAAGAACGAAGTTGATTACGATTTAAACGATGTCGTTCAATGACGTATTCGCAGTCTTCAATACAAGTAGCAGATGGATCAGGATGAAAGTCCCAAATAGAAACAGGTTCAATACGAGGAACTGTTTTTTCTATTGGACTGTAAGTTCTGTTTCCTTGCTCATCTGTTGTCCACTTATGTACTCGTTTGTAAAAGTTAAACGGACCTTTTACAATGCCTGTACCAAGTAAAGCGGATTCAAAGATAGCTTTTCTAAACACGTTAACTGCGTTGGTGTCCAAGAGTTGATCGTGGATGGTTTTTTCCATCTTACGAGCCATCTCAGCAGCAGGTTCAAATTGGGGTTCACCAATTTTTGCTTTCCCCGCAACAACCATATCTTGAAATTCAGTACCATAAGTTCCTAGCTTGTGAGGCTGTGAAGCAGCTAAAGCCCCCGGAAACAACTCTCTGCCGTCTCCCGGAAACCCATACGGATCAGATTGTTGGGGTTGTTCATCAAGCGGGGTACGCATGTGAGCAAACTCTTCTATTCCTTCCGGAACAGGTGTAGCTTCTACAACAAGAGGAAACTTTTTGTTGGAAAACAAGATATCTACGATTTGACCGTAGGCAGCCAACACTTTTGTTTTGGTGATTTTAATAAATACCTTTGACCTTTCAGAGTCACGATATCTAGTCGTAGAGTCGTATATTCCTCTAAAGTTTTTATACGCCTGAAGCCATCTTTGCTCGTAGCTGTAACGTCCGTTTTCTGCATCTTCAAACTTTGCACGAACATACCCGGCTAGTCCCGGCATTTGATCTTCAGGATTAACTACAGGAATAGAAGTATCGTCTTCCGGCTCTAAAAAGTTGTCAGCCATGAATTAAAAACCTTAATAGTCGCGTTCTTCAGCCATCTTCATAACAGAGGAATCAACAGCAGTTTTGCTCATTTTCTTTGGCATATCTTCTGTCAAAGCCCCGGTCTTAGCACGAGTATCGAACTCAAGACCTTCACGGTACAGTTTGCTTTCACCCATGTTTGCATCGACAGATGTTTTGTCAGCATTCATGATGTAAGCTGCACCGTAATTGTAGTTGTTATTTGGCATTTTTAGCCTCCTAATTTTTAGTTACGAATCCACCGGAATTAAAAATATTTAAACCTAACCCGCCTCCGGTGAGTCCACGAGTTAAACCTGATAGAAAACTTTCTTCTGCTTGTTCTTCTGCAGCTTCTATGCTTCTTTGAATAGGAGGACCTGCTGACCCTATAACAGCTTCACCTACATCTATTGCTGTTTTTGCTATGTCAACTGGAGCAAGAACGGTTTCTTGAAGTGCAATTTTTCCTGCAGCCTCGATGTCAGATAAACCTTGTTCTTTTGCTTCAGCGTAGTCAGCCCCTACAAAACCTAAACCAAGAAAAGGAACAGCTTTTGCAGTGTCAACACCAATCCGTTTTAAAAAGGCTGCTGTTTCAGGGCTTATTCTTGATTTTAAAGAGGCGGCAGGTTTATTTTTAGCTGCTGCTTCTGCCTTTAAAGTAGCTAAGTCTTGTTCTTTCTCTAAATTTTGTGCTTCAAGTTCCAAAGCTTTTTGTTTTTGTTCTTGGGTTCGAACTTGACTTGTTGCAATAGTTTCCTGTTTGTATTGTTCTGTAAGTTCTGGATCTGCCAAAGGAATAGAACTGTATGTACCAGATTCAGATGGAAGACTTTCAAAAAATTCTGGATCTAACGCAGAAAGGTAGTCTTCATCTACTAACAAATCTTTGCTAATAACAGTTGATAAAGCTTTATCTGGAAAATCAACGCCAATGTCAGAAGCAAACTGACTTACAGTAGCTGTTCCAGAATATCCTGCAATACTTGCAACTAGCTCGTTTGCTGCGTTGTTAATTCTTCTTTTTCTTGCTGAACTGGCAACGTAACCTCCTGCCTCAGTTGAAGACGCTCTTCCGTTAAGAAAATTTATGTCGCCTTCATTTAAACCTGAGTCAGACAAGATAGTTTCGTTAAGATTTCTTAACTTATATACTGTAAAATTTTCTGAAGATAAACTTCCATCAGGTTTACTAAAAGTAACAGGATCCAGTCGGTCTTTTAAAACGTTATTTAATTTTGTTTGATTAGATTTTGCATTAGGAAATATTAAACCAGAAGTCCTATCTCCTATTTGTTCATCTACAATTCCTTTAACAGCAGGGTTGACAACAAGAAATTTATCTTTTTTTGATTTAGGATCATAGAATGTTAATATTCCATTTTCTCTATCATAATTTTCAATTTTAAAATTACTTAGATTGTCTGGTCTAAACCCACCAAAAACATGCGCTCCCATTTGAAGTCTGACTTCTTTGTCAAGAGTTTCATCTGCTAATATCTGTTTTAACTTGACGTATATATCGTCTTGAAATCCTGTTGGAGTTTTTCTTTGTCGTTTAAAAGACCATCCTGCTTCCTTAGTAAAGACGTCAGGAGTCAAATAAGATGAGGTTTCATTTTTTACGTAGCTACCACCAAATCCAGCACCTGCAAACATAGTGTTTAAGCGAGTGATTAAAAGAGAAGATCTTGATCTTCTGACACCACTTGCTGTAACATCCGCATCTTTGTAAGGACTGTCAGAGATTATGTCTCCCATCACTTGTCCCACATCCATGTCCTTAACAACCATGTCAAGAACAGGGGTGTTTGTTTTTGGGTCAACTATACCTTCTAGCTGTTTTAAATGCCTTTTGACTTCCCCCGGTACTCCGGGTTTCTTAGGGTCTCCAGACGGTTTACTTGCAGCTTCATACTCAAAAAGCTGACGTAAAGTCAGATTTTTCTTTTGCTCACTTGTTAATCTAGGAATGTCAGCCATCAGTATCCAAAAACTTCATCTTGTACTTGATACACGTGATTTTTAATTGAACCAAGTTGTTTGTGAATAGAAGCGTACCCACTGGTACGAGTCATAACCATGTAGCGAAGCGCATCGTAAGCGTGATCTTCAGCTTTCGTATCGACGTCTTCGCTATTTGTTTTAGAAAGAGGTATTCCTGCCATCTGTTTTATTATGTTCTGACAGGATGAAAAAATTCTTAGTCGGGGTTCTTTTGTGTAGGGATCGTCACCTAAACGACGGTGCAACTCCATTTTTCCTTGCAATCTATTACGATCTGAAGGTGTCCACCTTACCCCTGATCTCATCATCGTTTCTGCAATGGATGGCCCCATACCTGTTTTATTCCAGCAAGAGGCATCAAGAACAGTGTAGTGAGGTAAAGGGTCTAGTTCTTCTACTTCTAGTATTTTACTGGCAAGTTCTTCTGCTGTCAAGTGCTTTACATAAAGTTCTCGATAAACCCAGATATTATTATCCCAATCAATAGCACCCCACAAAACACATGAAGGACTCGCATACCCGTAGTCGGCTGCTCGTATGCGAGGCCAATTTGTAGGTAGCTCGAAAGATTCAACAACGTGTCTACTCCGTGAAAATTCTGGGAAGGCTGCTCCCTCTGCCACATCCCAATCCCCTTCAAGAAGCCTCTTTCGTTCAACTTCTGGGAGCGACCTCAACATGGCCTCATATTGACCATCTGCCATGAGGAAGGGATTGTCAGTCAACCGTGCAGGGACAAACTTACGAAAGAACAACGGTTGACCTGCTTTTTCGTGACCATCAGGCCACACAAAAGGCTTTCCGGTATCAATGTCAAACGCAGGAAACTTTTTGTTTGGTTCGATACCATCAATGTAGGTTTTCTTGACCCACCACCCTCCGACACCGCCGGGGTTGGCTGTACAACGCATGTACAGGTGTTTTTGTAACTCTGGGTCTGTTGAACGAAGTCTTGATCGCAAGTAATTCCACACATAAGGTGTAGGGTACTGGGTTATTTCGTCGATACCAATCCAGTTAAAGGCTTGACCTTGAAAACGGGTAACGTCTTTGTCTTTGTCAAGATAGGTAAACCAGATTGTTGCTCCTGATGGAAAGTGCCACGTGGATTTTGATTCACGAAACTTTGCACCGGGAAAAGCTTTGGTGTAAAGTTGGCGGGATTTGTCAATTAGTTCGGTAAGCTCATCCAAAGTACGCCTAAGAAGAAGCCCACGATGATTGGGATTGTGACAATAACGTAAGGGGTCAGCCAATAAAGCAAACGACTTACCACCCCCTGCGGCTCCGCCATAAAGAACGTCTCGTTCGCTTGCACTGAGGAAGTCTTCTTGGGGGCCGGGGTTAGGTTGGAATACAACATCGCTTTCACCAACGAGATCTTGGACAGCAGGTGGTAATATGCTGAGATCTTGTTGGTCAATGACACGGGTTTTTGTTCCTTTGAGTGCATCTTCTACTCGTTTGGCTGATTGTTCAATTTTTCTAGCGTAGTATCTTTTATCTTCTGCTAGTTTTGTTGTTTTTTCCGCTCGTTTCTTTGCAAGACGTACCCTTTTTTGGGTTTCACGTCTTGCTCGTTCGGTACTTGACACGTTGTACGAGGCTTTGGGGGCGTTGGGATCTTTTTTAGGTCTGCCCCGCCTCTTTGGCTGGTCTTGTTCAGCCATCGATGATTACTCCGTCGTCCTCATTCTTTGGTGGTAACAGAACAACACCGTGTACGGCTTGAACGTTGTGATTAATTGTCTCTTGCTTTGCAAGACCAACCCTGTTCAGAAGCGATTCTGCAGCCCGTAGGCGCAAATCGTCGTGTCTTTCGATGTTTTCTCCGTCTATTGTGTTAATAACTCTGTTTGCAGCTTTGATAGCGTTAACAGATAACAGAGATTTTGTTCGCTCAAGTATCTCATCAGCTAGGCTACTTTTAAGCCAAGCGGCAGATCCTTGCGAATATCCTGCTTCTACTGCAGCGGATGTGACTCTTCCCCCGTTTTCAAACAAAATATCAAGGAATTTTTCTTGTTGGGGCGTTAATTCACGCTTTTTGTTAGTTTGTGGCAGGAGATTCATCGTCATATACTTTCGGTTTGTTCACATTTAAACAAGGCTACATGCCAGCCGGGTGCTAACAAGGTTATTTCTTTATCAATTTCAAAAGCACGGGCCTTACATTCCACCAGTGTTGGGTAAACATTGACGTTATCAACCCCCACAATACAATTATCTGGTGCGTAAAGAGAACAAACCAACACAAATACTTTGTACATTGTTGGTTCCAAAAAAAGTAATAGTAAAGTTTTTTAAGTTAGCCAGTCATCGCCCTTTTGTATTTTAATATCTTTATGTAAATGAAGGT